CATGTTATTATTAAACGAGTTAAAAAGAAAGTGGTTCGTTATCTTCCATATGCTGTATCCGGTAAACCCTATAAAAATAAAGATTGGATTAGTATATAACCAAACTCGTTTGACTTCTAATTGAGATTGCTGTAAAATAAGACTTTATTTTAAGGAATCTTATGTCTCTAGTTCCAATGGTGTTAGAACAAACAAGCAAAGGTGAGCGTAGTTACGATATCTACAGCCGCATGTTGCGTGACCGTGTTATTTTGCTTGAAGGTGAAGTACATGATCAAATGGCAAATCTAGTTGTTGCCCAATTACTTTACTTAGAAAGTGAAGGAGATAAAGATATCTCTATCTATATCAATAGTCCCGGGGGTGCAGTTACAGCCGGACTGGCAATATATGACTGTATGCAATTTATCAAGCCCGATGTTATGACTATCGTTATGGGTCAGGCATGTAGTATGGGTAGCTTGCTAGCACAAGCTGGTGCTAAAGGTAAGCGTTATATGTTGCCCAATGCTAGGCACATGATTCATCAACCTTCAGGTGGCGCACGAGGTCAAGCTACTGACATGGAAATTCAAGTAAAAGAAATCTTAGCGATGAAAAAGAGTCTTACTCAAATTTATGTTGACCACAATAGTGTTGGTAAAACATATGATGAACTAGCTAAAGATATGGAACGAGATTTCTTTATGAGTGCTACCGAAGCGGTAGCGTATGGATTAGCAGATTCTGTACTGAAAAAGCGCCCATAAAACGGTTGACATTAAATGGTTTTGGATTTATAATAGAGTCTTATTCAGTCAACAAACAGGAGCTGATTATGGGTTACAAAGTTGTCGCAGACAAGTATCAGATGGATGAAATGCGTACCAAGTATGGTCCGCGTAAAGGCTTAGAAGGCCCCTTCAATTTCTCCGGTCGGGTGTTGTATTATGACAACATAGAGGGAGCCTACTACGATCCAACTACGGATTTCTATGTTGAGCAGTCTGAAATGAATCTAATCAATCAGCGTTTAGTTGATAAACTTAAAGCTTGACATTAAATGGTTTCGGGTATATAATACAATCTTGTTCAGTTAATAAAGGAATCAAAATGATTACTACTCTCGCACAATTCATTCAGCAATGTGAAGTGTCCACAAACTATGAAATTTACAAATTGTTTGAATTCAAAACTTCCGAGGAAGTTCGTAACGATGTTTATATGTGGGCCGACCCCAAAAGCCCAGAGCCCTTTCGTAGTGCTATGTACAATCTAGGGTTTACTAACTATTGACAATAAATGGTATTGGGTATATAATACAATCTTGTTCAGTTAATAAAGGAATTTAGCTATGTCAACAATTCGTATTCTCTCAGGTTCTTATCGTAATCAACCTGTAGTTGATGAAGTGTTTACGCTAGTCAAAGGATTTCAGACAAGTAAAAAAGGTAACTATGTTACTGTAAAAAATGAGGGACATTTTGCTATCGCTATTGATGAAGTCAAAGTAAAAGTGAATGCAATAGAAGATATTCAATTTATGAACGGGGAAAAAATGGCGAGTAATACTGTAGAGTTTAAAGTAAAAGCAGAAGTGTCCAAAGAATCTGAAACTGAGGCAATGGACCGTATTGCACTACGTTTCGGCATTCTTGATGAAATGTCGGCTGCTTGTATCAGCGGTGACATTCGTGCTATGATTGTGTCAGGTCCTCCGGGTGTTGGTAAGTCGTACGGGGTTGAAACACAAATGGAAAAAGCCAGCATGTTTGACAAGATTGTTGGCAAGAAATTGCGTTTTAATGTTGTTAAAGGTGCAATGACTGCACTTGGTTTGTATGCACAATTGTACAAATATTCTGACAACAAAAACGTATTGATTTTTGATGACTGTGACAGTGTGTTCGGTGATGAATTGGCATTGAACATTTTGAAAGCAGCATTGGATTCAGGCAAGACTCGCAAGATTTGCTGGAATTCTGACAGTCGTTTGCTACGTGAAGAAGGTATCCCGAATCAATTCAATTTCAATGGTAGTGCAATTTTCATTACTAACTTGAAGTTTGAAAATGTGAAAAGCAAGAAATTGCAGGATCACTTGGAAGCATTGCAAAGTCGTTGTCACTTTCTGGACCTTACTATCAATAGTGAGCGTGACAAAATGTTGCGTATCAAGCAAGTGCATCGTGATGCTGATGGCGGTGTGTTCAAAGATTATGATTTTGAAGAAAATCAATCAACTGAAATTCTTGAATTCATGTGGGAAAATCACAGCAAACTGCGTGAATTGAGTTTGCGTATGTGCTTGAAGATTGCCGATCTAGTTAAGATCAGCCCAACAAACTGGAAAAATCTTGCACGTACAACTTGCATGAAGAATGCGTAATTGAGATTTACTCACTTTCAGGGGAACTTAGGTTCCCCTTTTTTTTGCCTTTATGTTTGCAATTACATATTGGTTTATGTTATACTAAGTACTAATATGAAACAATGTAAAATAATCGTCACCGACGAAGTAAATGTAAAAATTACAGGACTTGAACTAACCGAGCGTAAAGCATTAGTAAAGATGTTTGAGTATGAAGTGCCCGGTGCACGATATCTTCCTGCGGTTCGGCTTGGTAGATGGAATGGCAAGGTTAGTTTTTTTAGTCTCGGTGGTAGTAGCTATGTAAATCTATTACCTGAAATACTACCCTTCATTGATAGCCGAGACTATGATATTGAACTAGAGGACCTGCGTACATATAGTACAACGTTTAAGTTTGCAGAAGTGTCCGAGGAAACATTCAAACATAAAAATTGGCCCGAAGGTCATACAATTGCAGGGCAACCTGTTGTATTGCGTGACTATCAAATATCAATCATTAATGAGTTTTTAAAGAACCCACAATCATTACAAGAGATTGCTACAGGTGCAGGTAAAACATTAATCACAGCAGCATTAAGTTGGTCTATTGAAAGTTATGGTCGTAGTATCGTTATCGTCCCTAACAAAAGTCTTGTGACACAAACTGAAGCCGACTATATCAATCTTGGGTTAGATGTTGGGGTATATTTTGGTGATAGAAAAGAATACAACAAGACACATACAATCTGTACTTGGCAAAGTCTTAACAATATGCTTAAGAAAACAAAAGCAGGTGAAGCAGAAATTGAGATCGGTGACTTCCTTGAAGGTGTAATTTGTGTCATGGTTGACGAGTGCTTCAACGGACAATCTAGGGTCCTTACTCCGAATGGATATATTCCAATAAAGGATATTAACCCGGGGGATAAAGTAATCAATTATTCCGAAGAAACTAAAGAATTCAAAGTGGATACCGTAGTAAAACAGCACATAAATCTTACCAATTCATCAACAGAAAAAATGTATAAGCTGGAATTTGATAATGGATCAATCATTGAGGTTACTGAAAATCATAAATTTTTAACTAATCAAGGATGGGTTCGGGTATATGAATTGACGGAAAACCATGAAATTTTAACACCTAGCATAAATACACTTGACTAACGCAAAGGTATTAAAATGAATCCAAGAACTGAACGGAAATTAGAAAAGATAAACAATAGATTAACCGAGTTTTCTCAGAAAACTCGCATTTTACATTTGACTAGTAAATCAGCAACGCTCAATACCGGAGTAACATTGATTGGTAATGATGCAAATAAATTTGTTAAACGGGTGATGAATATTAAGGTTGCCGATTGGGTTAAAAATATTGATAGATTATTATCCGGAGAGGTATTAGAATCTTCTATTAAAGCGATCTCCTTCGCAGTCGGAGGAAAAGCATGTCAACGATTACATGGAAGTAAACTTAAAAAAAATCTTAATAACGGTAAACCATGGAACGCGGGAACAAAAGGAACCCGACTAGGAACACAGCCACCGAGGACAGAAGCGACTAAGAAAAAAATTAGCGAAAAAAATTCTGATTCAGGTAATGGTATGTTTGGATATAAGTATTCAGATGAAGAAAAGGTAGCTCGGTCTAACCGCATGAGAGAGAAAATTCGTAACGGAGAGTTTACTCCTAAGCTGAATAATCGTAACACTCATTGGGAGGCAGAATTAGATGGGACGGCATATCGGTCAAGTTGGGAAGCATTATACAAATACATAAATCCCAATGCAAACTACGAAGAACTACGAATTTCCTATCAACATGCCGACGAGTCTAAAATTTATATTGTAGATTTTATAGATCATGTTGATAAGCAAGTGATAGAAGTAAAACCCAAGGAACTATGTTTCGGGGAAAAATTTGCATGTAAGATGAATTCACTCACGAAATGGGCCAATGCAAATGACTATACTGTACTACTAGTTGATAAGGATTGGCTGTTAACTCATCCACCAATCCTTGAATATTCTAGATTTGATAACAATACGGTGAAAAAAATTAAGGCGTTATATGAAACTCATAAAAAAAACTGAAATAGAAAAACCACAAGAAGTCTTTAACTTACATGTTAAGAACGATCATAACTATATCGTTGAAGGTGCAGTGGTGGCAAATTGCCACATGGCCAAAGCCGATGCATTAAAAGAACTATTGACTGGTGTAATGAGCAACATCCCAATACGCTGGGGGTTAACTGGAACTATCCCTAAAGAAAAATTTGCAAGTCAAGCTATCTTTATTAGTCTAGGTAATGTTATCAATAAGCTATCCGCGAGTGAGTTACAAGATAGAGGTGTACTAGCACAATGTCATGTAAACATTGTTCAACTGCAAGATGGTGTTGAATTCAGTAATTACCAATCTGAATTAAAACATTTGCTTGAAGATGGCAAACGGTTAGATAAGATTAGTCAACTAGTAGATACAATTAAAAACACTGGTAACACATTAATATTAGTTGATAGAGTAGCAGCAG